CGGTATTAAAAGCATTTTGAACTTTTTCTGTAACACCCTTTTCAAATTTTATTATACCACTGTTTTCGGTTTTTGCAACATCTTTGCGTATAATTTCAGCGTTGCTTTTCGGTGTACTGCTATCCGAAATACGGTTAACAGATTCACTTGAAACCTTATTGATATTCTCTGCCTTTTTCGGGAGTTTTGAGCCTAAAGCATTTTTGCCGTCAACGGTTATTCTTTCCCATTGCTGAGGGAGGTTCATTGCTTTTGAAAACTTTACATATTCGTCCTGCCTTTGAAAATATCTGACCTTTGCGCCTGTGATTGTGTCGTCATCGGCACCGCCCTGTGTGAGCAGTTCAATCTTCTGTCGGTCGGCACGCATTGCAGTTTCAAGCTGTCTTTGCCTCTGCTGTGCCTCATATGCCGTATATGTTTTGCCGTTATACTCTTTCGGGGTGTTCTCCTCCTCGTTCATACGGTCAAGTTCTTCTTCGCTGTATGTCGGGGTATCAATGCCCTTGATGAACGGCGAATAGCTGTGGTAGCAGTTCGCACCGCAAAGTCCTGTGACCGTACCCAATCCGCAGACGGTTTCAAGCTCCTTTTTGCTGTACACTCTGCCCTGCCACACTTGATGTGTCGGTCTTGCACCACGGTGATAGCTGACCTCGAAATATTCCGTGCCGAGCTGTTCGGCGTTGTCCTCGTTGACCTTTGCGACAACCTGATTAAAGCCTGTCATCAACGCCCTGCGTGCCGCCACATCAACACGATTGCTCCAACCACTTGCATAATCGACGGTACGCAATCCGCTGTCGGTCATAGCTTTAACCGCTTTTTTAAGGACTGTGTTATAATCAACCGCACCGCTTGCAATCTGCATAAGTCCGTTGTCAAGAGTGCGTTGGTAAAAGTCTGCAAGCGGAGTAAATGACAGCGTATTGTCGGCATTTCTCACGGCGAATCCGAGTGAGCCTGTAATGTTCCTGTACTCCGATTTTGTCTGATTTTTGACCGCCTTTACAAGCTGTTGCAGCTGCTTATTTTCTGCATAAGGAATATACTCTTTGCCCTTGCTTGTATAAAGCTCCTCATTTCTTGCATATCCCGATTTCACGACTTCGTCATAGATTCTGTCGATTTCATCGTCAGACACATCGAGCGTGCTTTGAATAAGGCTGTCTATTTCATCCTTGCTCACGCCCAATTCATAAAGCCTGTTAATCTGCCAATCGGCGACAGAGGTTATCTCCTCACCGTTAGCTTTCAAACGCTCCGTAAGGTCGGACATAATATTTAACTGTAAACTGCGGTACAACTGTTCCATAGCCGAGGGCAAAGCCTCAATTTCAGTCGGAGTGAACATTATTCGATAACCTCAGAGGACTGCGGAAGATTCTTTTTCGCTGTCTTTTCGTCCTCTCCATACCACTTCATACGGTACTCATCAGGTCGCATAATACCAAGGTTCAAGTCCTGAATATCCTGCTTGCGTTCGGTTTCTTCATCGGTCAAAATGCTGTCCTTAAAATCACACACAAACGAATAACCGCTTGTTGTCAGCGAATTGTAAAAGGCAAGAGCATACACCAAGTCATCAAGGCAATAGCGAAGCTGTTTCTGAATTGCCGACACGGTGTTGTACTTTCTGTCCTTTGCCGACTTAATCTCCGTAGCAGTCTTTGCAACTGTTTCGGGGTTTGAAAGGTCACCGTATGCAAGACCGACCGCAAATTCAATCATACGCAGATATGTATTCAAGCCGTCCGTAATGTCGGACTGTCGGAACGCAGGCGAAAAGTCCTTGAACAGTTCTTCGTCGCCCAAATCCACATCAACGGCACGGTACAAACGCCTGTTAAGTCTGTCGGCTTTGCCGTCCTTAAACACGGCAGAATCAACATGAATCGCACGCTCTCCGCTTTCAAATTCCCAGTCAAGTCGTCCGAACTGCATATCGGCTTTCTGAATGATTTCAAGTCCGCTGTCAAAAATCGACATACCGCATGATGAGCCGTCAATCGTGTTTTTAATCGGCACTCTGAAATAACCGAACGCAGGTCTTTTCATATCGGGGTATGTGACCGCAGGCGGTAAGTCTGCCCACTCGTCAATGACAGCGAGAGGAATTTCAGTACCGAGAACCTCGGATGATGACGAACGGTAAGCCGTGTTAGTAACAGTCAAGCCCTTGTCCTTATCAAGGCTGTGATATTCAAGCCTTGTGTAGTAGTTGTCACCGATTTTCTTAAATTCGGGGAAGATGACCTTTACAAGCCTGTGCTTTGCGTCAAACTCAATCGGCACAAAAGCATTTGCCGAGATATACTGCACCCTGTCACCGCCCAAAGGCTTGATGACCATTGCGCCTGTTGCAAGACCTGACTGTAACTCCGAATTAAGCTCCTCGGTTGCAGTTTCAAACAATTTTGACAGCGTTTCATTTGAGATGTTCACCGTCATTTCGTTAAGCGTAATGTTAGCAAACTCCCTTGTGATTGACTGCTCAAGCCTCAAACTGATGACATTTTCATCAAGCCACGGAGCTTTGCCGACATAGCAGTTTTGCCATACGCCGATAGCCTTTTGCATTTCTGCCGTAATCGCAAGCCGTAAATTAAGCGCCTGCCGAATATTTTCAAGCGGAAACATTCGCCTCCACACTCCCTTCAAAAAATCTATAAGTCCCATTATTCACCTCTGCGTTTCCATACCCTGTTCATTGCATATCTGACAGCGTCAATATGGTGGTTGTCCTTATCGGGATAACCGCTGATAACATTGCCGTCCTTGTCACGCTCGTATTCATAGTCGAGAAACTCCTGTGCAGTATGCGGACAGCGTGTGTTATCAATCACAATCTCCCGTAAAGACTGCAACCACTTCATCGAGTAAACAACCGAACCGGGTCCTTTTTCTGCCGAACGAGCCATTAAACCGTCAGCCCTGTAATCGCCGACTGACTTCTGTTCTGCACTGTCGCAAGTGATTAAATCATTGCTTGTAACTCCGTGCTTAGTTCTGAGCAATTCGGCTGTTTCCCTGTTGCTTGTCTTGTTGCAATGTTCCTCGTCAAAAATAATGAGCTTGTGTTGACTTGGAATATAAGTCATACAATCATAGGCAAACGGATCAGGATACCAGCCCCAGTCAACTCCTCTGTAAAATCTGTCAAAGGTCTGAATTTCGTCATCTGTGACCTCACGAATAACAACATTATCAAATACATTGCCACCTGTGCCGTTAGCAATGCCCATATACTCGTTTTCATAGGCGGTAGGGTTTGTTTCTTTCAGGAACTCTGCATCATCTATAAACGGCTTTCCGAGCCATTTTGACGGTACTGTAAGGTATGTACTCTCAATAACAAGCCTGTCTTGACGGGGGATTTTAATATACTTGTTCGCCCAGTTCTGTGCAGATTTCGGAGGGTTGAACGATTTAAATTTATAAGCCGTGTCACCGCCGCGAATCACCGACTGTTCAATCTTTCTGACAGCTTCCTCGCCTGTGAACTGGTCAAGTTCTTCAAACCACAAAACGCCGATATAGCCGAACGGTACTTTGATTGATTTAATCTTGCCCGGATCATCTGCTCCACGGAAGTATATTTTCTGTCCTGTGCTTACCCTCGTGATTTCGAGAGGTGACACGGTGCAGTTAAACTCGCTTTCAAGACCGAGAGCAGAGATTGACCACAAAATCTGCTGATACACCGAACTGCGCAGAGTGTCGGCTACCTGACGAAAAATACAGGCGTGCATATCCTCGTTCTTCATAAGCAAATCAATAACATTCAGACTGACGAAAGACGATTTTGTTGAACCTCTTCCGCCGGGGAAAACATATTCCGAATGTTCTTTACCCTCAATATCAAAAAGCACCGACGAAAACGACGGTGCAACCATATTAGCCGGTATTCCTTTGTACTCCGAACCGTCACTCTTTGGCGGTTCAGCCTTTTTGCGTTCAATGTCAAGATAGGCATTGTCGAGCTTGATTTTATGATTTTCAAAAACATTGTCACGAATAATATTTCTTAATTCTTTAATGGAATTAACATCACCTGTTTTAGCCTTTTTGAGAAGTGCCGCATTTACAACGAGCAAATTATTGACCAAATCTTCGTCAATCTCATCAACATTAATTCCCATATCAATAAGCATTTCCCAGTCGGCAGGAGTGTTGGCAGGCAACGAAAGTAACATATCCATAACCTGTTTCATACTCTTTTTACGGCGGCGTGACTTGCCCGAAGCCTTACCGCCCTTTGCTCCGTTTTTCACGGCTTCATCACGGCTTTGGTCAGATGTAAACGGTATTAAATTTTTCTCATTGGGCAATCACCTCACCTCTTTTATCTGATTTTCCCTCACAACACAAAACCGCCCACAGCTGGAACTATGAGCGGTCTGTGCGATTTTTTTATCTTAGGAGTTCTATATATGTCCTGTTTGTCAAACTTTCATAATACCATTATACGCAGGATAAGGGTGACATTCAATGACATTTCAAAATAATTTTACGAGAAATCGAACTTTTTTCGGAACGCCTGTAACGCTTCGCCGTGCAATCTCAGGGTATGCCTTACGCTCATTTCCATACTTTCGGCAATATCCTCCCACCTCTGACAATTTATGTAATACTCAGTCAAAATTGCAATGTAACGGTAATCGTCAAGTGCGTTGATTTTACTGCGGATTTCAGTTTTCAACCGCACAAGATTGTCAATTTCCCGATTGATTTCAGCCTGAAGGTCTGCAATCCTGTCCACAATCCGCATAGGGTCATTCACTCCTGATGTCTTAACAGGCTCGTTCTGCTTAACTGATACCTGTGCAATATTCAGCCTAAGTTTTGACAGCTCGTGTTCTTTCGTTCTGATCAGCTTGTCTGAAACTCTGACCGAATATAAATAATCTTTAACCGTCAATCCGTATCACGCTCCTGTTTCATTTTTGCACCGCAATAGGGACAATATGGATACAAATCAATGTCCTCGTAAAAAGTGAGAAAGTTGCCACACTCTGAACATAAATAATTTGCATAACCGACACCCTCGCTGTCATATTCCCAAC